CAGTTGTAACATCATGTCACGTTTGTATTGTTCGCGGTGACGCTTTTCAAAGTCTTTATCCTTCATCGTCACTTCTTGATATTCTTCGTTGTTCATACTCACCTCTGTTGTTATTGACTGAATCGTCACTATACGACACGAAATAAATATTTGCAAGTATTAATCGTAACGCGTTATACTGTGCTTAACGCAATGCACTTGTTCGGGATGGAGACACCCCCTTGAAGCAATTACACATTACAGATACATTCGATTTCGCACCGTCGTCACGTACCTATACGGACAACGGTTTTTTGCGTGTTAAAGGTCGTGCCGCTCGTACGGGCGTGTACCAATACTTAGCGAGTGAGCTAGGACTGACCGACCGCGCGCCGAATGATATCGTTAACGTGTACCGTCCAGCCGACGAGGTGTTTAACACCGACTCGCTCTCCTCGTACGCTAATGTAGACGTAACAAACGACCACCCTAAACAAATGGTAGACGCTTCGACCTATAAGTCGACAAGCGTTGGTCACGTTATTAGTGCTGAACAAGACGGTGACTTCGTATCTGTGGATATGCTTATCAAGGACGCTTCGACTATCAAAGACGTTGAGAGCGGTAAGGCTCAACTATCCCCAGGTTACACCGCCGTTTACGTCGAAGAGAAATCGACAGCACCGTGCGGTACACCCTACGAATTTAAACAGACCGGAATTGATGTAAACCATGTGGCCATCGTAAAACGTGGGCGCGGTGGCGATCAAGTTCGTATCAATGACAAAGACGGAGTAAAACCCATGACCATCAAGGTAATGTTAGATGACGGTCAAGCGCTTGAAGTTGCCGACGAAGCTACCGCGAAGCTCGTTACGGACACAATCAAGCACTTGAACCAACAAGTAACGGACGCCAACGCCAAGACCGATAAGGTAGAAGCAGAGCGCGACACGTTAAAAGAACAACTGGACGCAGCGACGCAAGCGACAAACGACGAAGCAATCGCGAAGCGCGTAGCGGACGTGGCGACGGCACAAACTCAAGCGCGTAAGATTGCGGGTGACGAGTTCACATGTGACAGCGTAGACCCGTTAACGATTAAGCGTACAGCACTTAAAGCTAAGCGCGAGTCAATCGACTGGGACGCTAAGTCGCAAGATTATGTACAGTCTGCTTGGGATATGGCGCTTGAAGACGCTGACAAAACCCCAGCACCTAAAGACCAACACGCGCTGTTATCGCAAGACGCTGCTAAAGACTTGACACAGAGTCAAGAGCCTAAAGTGTCGGCGTATGACGCACACAAAAATTCACTAAGCAATGCTTGGAAAGGGGAATAATCATGCCTGTTATCGGTGGTAATTCAATCGACCACGGCTTCGCGTACGCTGGTCAAGTCGCAGACTTACAGCTATGTAACGCTGTGTCGAAATTAAATAAAACCGGTGCGTCAATCGCATACGGTAAAGGTGTCGTTACAGACGACGAAGAAAGCGCTAAGTTACCTGGAGCTGGTTCGACAGCCGCACAGTTTAACGGTGTTGTTAAGTATGAACTTAACCGCGCTCGTCAAGACGGTGAAAGCGGTGCGCCTGACGGTTACGACATGACTGTAGTAACTGAAGGCCCTATCTGGGTAACAGTACTTGACACTGTAGCGAAAGACGCACCTGTGTATTTACGTGTAGGTTCGACGGGTACTGGTGACTTTTCTGGTATCGCGGGTACTGGTGCAACGGCTGGTGTACAGTTACCTAACGCTAAATTCCTTACTGGTGGTGACGCTGGTGACTTGGTTAAAATCTCACTTGGTTTAGGTGGTTAAGATGCAACACTCTATTATTAAAAAATCATTAGACGCCGCGATCCCAATGTTGGGATTAGACGCGGGTTACGTCGTACAGTTCAAAGACGGTTTACCGACTATGGACGACGGTATGGGCTTCTATATCTCGCAGCTTGCCAACCTTGAAGCTAAGATCTACGAGGCGAAATACACAAATATTAACTTCGCCGAAATGGTGCCAGTTAATGCTAACGTGCCTGAATGGGCTGATTCGTGGGATTACATCTCATACGATGCCGTAACACTTGGTAAATTCATCGGCTCAAGTGCTGACGACCTACCGAGTGTACAAGCAAGCGCGAACAAAACAAGTGTACCAATTGGTTACGCTGGTAACTCGTTCGATTATTCGCTTGACGAGCTTCGTAAAACGCAGCAAATGCGTATGCCTATCGATACTATTAAAGGTCGTGCGGCGTTCCGTGGTTCACAAGAACACAGTCAGCGTGTAGCTTACTTCGGTGACGCATCACGCGGTATGACTGGTTTGTTTAACAACGCTAACATCGCGTTAGACAACTCTACAACTGACTGGTCTACTGCGACAGGTCAAGAGATTGTTTCGGATATGAACTCACTTCTAATTGAAGTGTGGATCAACTCTGCGAACACTCACTTGCCGAACGCGTTTGGTCTTGATTCAGCACGTTACGCGCAAATCAGCTCGCAACGTATGGACAGCGGTACAGACACCACAATCTTAGAGTTCTTTAAAAAGAACAACTTGTACACAACGACTACAGGTCAAGAACTTCGCATCTTCCCACGCTTACAACTAAGCGCTGCGGAATTAGCGAAAGGTGGCGTATCGAACGGCGGTAAAGACCGTATGATGGCTTACGAGCTTAACGACGATAACCTAGGTATGGTTAACCCTATCCCTTGGCGTCCGCTTGCACCGCAGATGAAGAACTTAAACATCCAAGTACCTTGTGAATACAAGATCTCAGGTGTTGAGTTCCGTTATCCGTTCAGCGCGGCGTATCGCGACCACGTGTAATACTTTTAAGTCGTTACGGACTCATACAGAGACGGCCCGCTCTACCGTAACGACTTAAATTAATCTAAGGGCCGAGGGCTATTATCATGTTTTTGAAAAATAACGCTAAACGACTTATCACTGTGAACGGTAAACTAGACTCTAAGGGTCAACGTTCAGTTAAATTTCAACTTAAACCAGGTAACAACCCAGCGGTTGAAGTACCTGACGAGTTGTGTAAAACAGAATACGTAAAAGCGCTACTAGCAAGCGGTTCGGTTGTACAGGTTCAAGGCGACCCAAGCAAACCAGACTTACCTGGTGGCGGCGCTGAAACGCAAGGTGACCCAAGTAAACCAGATCTACCAGACACAGACAGTGCGAGCGGTGAATCGCTTTACGCGGATTTTGACAAGGCGCAACTAACTGCACAGTGTGAAGCTCGCGACATTGAGATCACGTCACGTGATACGAAAGCGGACTTAATCGCTAAGCTTGAAGCTTCGGACGAGTAATTCTCTCATAGTTGACTGACGACTGGGCCGCACTTGTGGCCCTTTTTTATATTTGGAGTATGTATCATGTCAGACACCAGACCACCTATTAAACTAACACCTAATCAACCTGTGGATTTATACGCCGTAACGGGTATTACTGTCGGTACGCAACTTTACGTACAGAACAATAGCGGTTCGGACGTAAGGCTTTATGCAGGTGAACTAGAACCAGACATTGCGACAAGCGGTTCAACACTACTTAGATCTGGTCAAGCTGCGTTAAATCACACAACAGATGCGGGCGCGTGGGCGTGGTCCCGTAATTACGCGTCGGTACAAGTATCAGACGTCGTGGAGGCTGTATAATGTCTTTCGATTTAAACTCGATATTACGTTTCGGTGGTGGTACGTATACTAGACCGTCCGCTACGTTCCCAATTGACGATGTTGTCATATTCGGCGCTAGTATAATGGAGCAGTCATTTGCTGGCGCTAATCAACAAGTGACTTCCGACCTGTACGCTGCTAAAGGTGCTACCATCACAGTACATGAGCGCGCTACGTCTGGAGATAACTCGACTAACATGCTAGCTAAGCTCCCAGCGTTGATAACTGAGTTTCAGGCTAACGCATCGAGAACATTATTTGTTATTCATTGGGGCGGTAATGACGTTTCGCAAAATGGACCATACCCAGGCGGCGCGGCGACAATGGAAGCTAATATGCGTTCAATGTTGCAAGACTTAAAAAATGCTGGGTTTAAGATTGCTTTGTCCAATATTACTTACCGAATACCGCCAGCAAGCAATCCGACAGACCCGTACAATCAAAATGTGATGAATCCGCTCATTGAAGAGTTCGCAGATATTGCTTTGGATATGTACGATTTAACATTTGATAATCAGGGTACGTGGTTTGAAGTTGATGGTATTCATCCTAATGGCGATGGCGAGGACATGAACCGCAATTACATTGTTGATACAACTACACCATACTTTTCAAACTTGGGACCAATACCAGAACCTATCGTATGGCAAGACGCTGTTATTCAGTTTGGTTTATTAGATGTCTACCCTGACGGCAGTAATGAAACGTCGGTCGATAAAACGATAGCTACAATTAAAAATGTGGACTTATCCGTTATTGCTGGTGCGTCTGTAACTTTGACTGGTTCAGGTGGCCACAGTGATACTTTTGGTCGTGGCAACGTAAACGATCCGAACGATACAAGCATATCGTTAACTAATAATGCGGGTTTAAAAAGCTACGTTTACAAGCAAGACGGTACTATGACGGTGTCGTTCACCGGTTTAGAACCTACAGTGACTTACACGGTAGGCGTGACGGCTTCACGTGATGCCGCCGATGTGCGGGATAACGATATTATCGTTGGTGGTGTCACTCAAGTGTTAAACGCTACAGCATCACCGGCAGAGATTGTAACTTTTACAGGTGTTACGGGCGCTCAGTTAATGGATAGTGGTTTAACTGCTTCGCCGACTGGTGGTACTGGTTACGCCTATCTCGGCATGATTAGAGTTACTAAGGAGTAACGACCATGTGGCAGTTTAAAAACTCAACAGACGGAATGCTTGTTCGAGCTATTAACGGGCTTAAAGCTATCTGCACGCAGTCTTATGACGAGATGAACAAAAAGCGCGGTAGACAATGGGCTGCGTCTCGCATCATCAATGACGCACCACCTAGTGCGGGTGGTTTAAACGATACGGGCGTTTATTACTCTATTATCGAAACGGGCGCTAACCCTGTCGATCTTAAAAGTCGTGAGTTTGCACACAGTGGTACATCGCTAATCGCCGATATATTCGAAGACCCTGAATACACTGGTGGTAGTGTAGACCCCCTTTACAATGCGTGCGGTATCGTTGACACTACAACAGACGTTAAGTTGCTGACGGGCTTCACACTCACTGCGGAAGGTACTAAATTCGCTCCGAGTATTTACGTACTAGGTCCAGACTCACAACAGTCTAAAGGTTCACCTAACGCGCTTTACGGCTCTAATTATATTCTAGCGGCTAATACTAGTTATCTGTTAAAATTCTACAGTACAGATACACAGAATCAAGATATCGCCGCACGAATCGAGCTTTACGACGGTGGTCTCGACGTACCTAACGAGGACTTATCATGAGCGTAGAAATTACACAAGAAATTATCGACGCGTTTCGAGCGGCTAAACCGGCGTTTACGGACGTTACTAAATGGCCTGACGAAGTTGTCGAGGAAGCACTATGCGAAGCGTTCCCAGAGTGCGGTGGAAGCGGTTGGGGCGTGTTTGATGTTGACAACTGTCAGAACTTCAAGCGTCGTGGTGTGTTCTTCTACGCTGCGCACTGGTTGAGTGTTGAGTACAATACGGGTAACGGCGCGACAGACCCTACTAATGTGAACGCAACTGCACGACTTAACGTTGCTGCTAAGTCGGTGCGTGACGAGTCTGTGACGTATCGTGTTGGTGCTATTCAAGCGACACAAGACGATTGGTTAAGTCTGACTAATTACGGTGTACAGTATCTTAGATTGCGACGCCGTGCGGGTATGGGTGCGCGTGCGGTGTAGCACGTCACACCACCTGACCACGCTCTCTAAGAATTAACCCTGTGTGAGTTTATGAATCTAACCATATCCGATGTTAAAATGTCGGGGTCTTTTTCATCAAGGTAGACATTCATTAAAGTGTACGTTCTTTCGTCTGTTGATGGGTGTCTACCTAATTCTATTTC